TTCTCTAGAAATAGATAAAGAATCTAAAATTATACAGGGTATTGCTAAAAAGATTTATACGGATAAAGGTCTTGTTATACCTCATAACAAGATACTATCTATGAATAAACATAGAATATCTGAAGAGGAGTTTAAAATTATATCTGAAACCAAAGATTATTTTGAAAAACTCGAAGATTATGTGTATATTTATGATGATATAATTAATCCGTATGGTATTTTTAAACAGTTAGTTGACTATGCAAAAAGTCATGGTACTATACACACTAAAAAAATCACTAAGAAAGTTAAGAATGAGGCTACTGGCGTAATTGAAGAAGAAGAAATAGAGATTTTTGATTACTATGAGCCTTTTAACCCTAAAGAATATGTAGTTATTATAGTAGACCATGCTGCACTACTAAATCCAGAGAAAGGTCTAAGCACTAAGCTTACCATAGAAAAACACAGTAATAATATGGTTAAGCTTAGAAATATGTTTGGATATATTCCTGTACTAGTACAACAGCAAGCTGCTGCTATGGAAGAACTAGATACTTATAAGGGCCAGACTTTAGAATCAAAACTAATACCTAGTTTATATGGCCTAGGAGAGACTAAATTAACAGGTAGGGATTGTGATATAGCATTAGGTGTTTTTAGTCCAGCTAGGTATGAATTAGACTCTTTTAGAGGGTATAATATATCTCTACTTCAAGACAACTTTCGTTCTTTACATGTATTAAAGTATCGTAGTGGTTCTCCTAATGGCGTAGTAGGTTTATATTTTAATGGTGCAGTTAATTATTTTGAGGAATTGCCAAAACCTAAAACTCCTGAACTACAAGAAATATACAATTACATAAGAAGCAATAAACAAAATCAATAATAATTTATGAGTACACTAGTAGGCATTGTAGGCCAAAGTGGAAGTGGTAAATCTACTTCTATTGAAACACTAAACCCTAAAGAAACAGTAATTATTAATGTTTCTAACAAACCACTACCTTTTAGAGGTTGGAAATCTAACTATATCTCTAAAAAGTTATCTGAAGGAGGTAATTATGTAGTAACAGACTCTGCTGCTACTATTATTACTGCTTTAGAATACATTAGTAAGTCTAGACCTGAGATAAAGCATATTGTTATTGATGATTCTCAATATCTGATGTCTTTTGAGTTTATGGCTAAAGCTAAAGAAAAAGGCTATGATAAATTTACAAACATTGCTAAGAATACTTTTGATGTTTTAAATGTAGCTAGAAATCTTAGAGATGATTTAATTGTTTTTAGCCTTTACCACGAAGAAGAAACATCTGATAATTTTGCTAAAAGACGGAAAATCAAGACAATAGGCAAACTTTTGGATGATAAGATTACTCTAGAAGGTCTATTTACTATCGTTCTTTTTACAGAAGTAGTGACAGGAGAAGACAACAATACTAGTTACTACTTCTCTACACAAACTGATGGCTCTTCTACAGCTAAAAGTCCTAAAGGAATGTTTGAAGAAAAACTTATTCCTAATGACTTAAGCCTTGTAGCAGAATCCATTAACTCTTATTACCAATAACCCCCTTTTATTAACATTTAAACATTTAACAGATGTCTGACAAAACACAAGTTCCAGTATCTACCCGTGAATTGAAAATCTGGTATGCCATTGATGGTAAATCTGCTGACGAAATTGCAGAAATTATTTCTGAAAAGCATGGAGTAGCATGTGCTGGTGATGATGTAGTAGCACTACTCAAAGAAAGAAAAGTACAAGCTAGAGCTATTAGACGCTCTGAAAAGTCTTTTGTTTTTGTAAACCCTGATGAGCAAGCTGCTGAAGAAGCTAATCACACTAGTGATGAGCAACCTGTAGAAGAAACTTCTTTTGTAAACTCTGCTGAAAACTCTATCTAATTTAGTAACCTCATAATCTATATTAATATATGTTTAACTTAAATGATGCATCTTTTGATGCAAAAACTGTAGCTATCTTTAACAACGGTGAAGCTGGTCTTGTTAGAAATGTAAAACTTTCTAAGATTGAACCTAAAACTGATGCTAATAGCAATGGTCCTGACTATAAGATTTTCTTCCAAGATGAAGCAGGAAATGAAATTAACATGGGCCTGTGGTATCTTGACCAAAACAAGGATACTTTTGCTAAAGACCTTGAAAAGCAAGGTAAAACTCTTAAGCATTTAGTTCATTGTTTTTGTGGAGAGAACTTCAACATCCCAGCTTTTAATAGCACTAAAGAGCTATTAGATGGATGCTTAAACTTAATCCAACCTAAAGCTGGTTCAATGATGGTAAGGTTGTACTGTACTTATGGTACTACTCAGTATCCTAAAAAGTATCTTCAAGTAAGAGGTTATGTTCCTTTTATTGAGCCTGAATCTGTTCCTGTAGCAGAAACTAGACTCAAGCCTAGCAACATTGACCAACTTACTAGAATTGAAGAAGATGCACCTTCTGCTGGTTCTTATACAGCAGATAGTGATATAATCTAAGCAAAGGTTTCGTAAATTAGGGGGCTTAAATGCCCCCTTTTTATTATGATAAATCTTAATAAGCTTGACTACGACTTACTATCTTCAGAGCTGATATTAGAAAAAGTATCAGATTATCAAATATTTGCATATTACATACAAGGGCTAGAGCTAAACACCTCATTTAATAGCCCTTTAAGGAATGATGATATACCTTCCTTTAGTGTATTTTATGCATCTAAATTGGGCAAGCTTTTGTTTAGAGATTTTGCAACTAAAGAAAAAGGTGATTGTTTTGTTTTTGTATCTAAGCTTTTTGGCTTAAACTACTATCAGAGTCTACAAAAAGTGGCTTTTGATTTTGGTTTAGTAAAAGAAGGAACTAATGGTGATAGAGTAAAGAAAGAACTGCCAAAAAACAAAGAATATAAAAGATACTCCTCAACTGTACATCTAGGAATAAAAAGTATGGACTTTACACCTAAAGATTTAAGGTTTTGGTCCAGCTTTGGCATAAGCAAATCTACTTTAGAGAAATATAATGTAAGCAGTTGCTCACACATATTTATTAATGATTATATAATAAAAGTAGATAATAACAAAAGTCCTGCTTATGCTTATCTAGAGTATAAAGATGAAAAGTATACTTACAAAATCTATCAACCTTTTGAAAAGAAAAGAAGATTTATATCCAATGTAGATAAATCTGTATGGCAAGGATGGAGACAAATGCCTGATAAAGGTGAAGTCTTAATAATTACTAAGTCCTTGAAAGATGTGATGGCTATTACTGAAGTAAGTGGAATAAATTCTGTATCTTTACAAGCAGAAACCACTGAACCTAAGCCTCACATCATTAAGCAGTTAAAACAAAGATTTAGTAAAATATACTTGCTTTATGATAATGATTTTAACAAAGAAGTAAACAGAGGAAGGATATATGGAAAGGAAATAGCTTCTACTTTTAAAATCAAACAGATTGAAATACCTGATGAATATAAATCTAAAGACTTTTCTGATTTAGTTAAAAATCATGGAAAGCAAAAAGCCCAACAAATTCTCATTAATCTTTTAAACCCTTAATTCTTAAAACTATGCGTAATATTCGTGTAATTTCTCCTCAATCTACCTCTGCTAGAACTTTTGAATCTGAAGCTACTAACTGGGGTGCTCTTAAAGAAGAGCTATCTGAAACTTATTCAGGTATTTCAGATATGAAAGCTATTGTTAGAGAGACTAGAAACACTCTAGAATCTGATAATGCTTCTTTACCTGAAGGTAATTTTACTGTTATTCTTAGCATGAAGAAAATTGAATCTGGTAGTGGTAATCGCACTAGATACACTGATTCTCAAATCAGAGAAATTCGTACTAAGTTAATGAACCTTTTGGAAGACATTCTAGAAGATGTTAATAGTTCTATTCCAGATGAAAGTTTATCTGAGGAAGAGCTAGAAGATTTGGAGAATCTTCGTTCTGAAGGTTTGGCTTAATTTTCAGTACTCTTAAACCTAAAGAGGGTAGTCAATAGGCTACCCTCTTTTTTTTGCAAAAACATTGATAGCGCAGCGAAAAGAATAGCTCAACTAATAAAAAGAGGCTACTAAGATGAAAACGATAATCCATGTGAACCAACACAACATAAAGGCAAATTCTAAAGGAAAGGACTTGCCCGTTATAACTTGT